TCAGGGATCGCTGGCCGAGATGACCCGGGTCGTTTCGCCTGCTTCATCCAGGAACGCCAGCGTCGCCTCGCCTTTCGGCGTGACCTGCAACTGCAGGCGCGGATTGCCCTTGGCGTCCAGCAACTGCAGCATCGCGTTGCGCGCATCGGACCTGCCGAGGAACACGCGACGGGTGATCGCCTCTTCGCCCGCCTTGGCCAGCCGCTCGTCATCGGCCGAGAAGATCGGCCGCTTCAGGCCATCGGCCACGTCATTGAACATCAAGCCTGCGATATTGCCATCGGGGCCATCCAGACCCAGCAACTGCAGCTGCTGGTCCTGCTGGTACCGATCAAAGGTGAGGCTCATCCCGCTGTCCGGGCGCCCATCCTTGCCCAGCGCGCCATTGAAGATCAGGCCACCGTTCTCGGTGCCCTCGTCATTGAGGAACAGCATGCCGGCCATGGGCCGCTTGTGTGCGGTGATCTCCTCGCCCTTCATGAAGCCACCCGGGAAACGCGTGCGGTTGGACACAACCAGGCGCAGGGTGCCGTCGGGCTCGCGGATGTTGATGCGCTGCGCGTCGATGACATCGAACGATGCATCGCGATGGGCACTGGCACCCATCAGCAGACCAGCCAGCGCCAGCAGGGTGACACCGCCGCAGTACAGCGAAAGCCGCCGCTGGCTGGCGCGCAGGCGCTGTACTTCCGCAACGAGGCCCTTGTCCTGGACTGCCTGCTCCGTCATGCGCCTCACTCCTTTGATGGGGCAGGAAAAGCGGACAACGCGCTGCCCCGGACGACCTTGTCCGAGCAATGACTGTAATGGGTGTAGACGAAGGGGCCATGCGCCGGAAGTCAGGGAGCTTTCCCTGCGATGGCGCGCCCGACAGGAATCGAACCTGTAACCGCCGGCTTAGAAGTCTGCCTGACTCTGGACACGAATCAACGACATGCATTGAATTGATTTCTGGAACCCGGCCGCCTGAGCCATTGCGGCACAAGGTGGCTATCCGAAGTTTTCTGGAGCCACGGCAGCCATTGCGAGGCATCTCACTCCAAGCGGGACAGGCGCCCACTGCCCGCCTCTGCGGCGAGGCAACCGCCGTATGCAGGCAGTTGTCACGAACTAAGGCCGTCTGGCGTCTCCACCTATAAGTGGGCCGATTCCGGTCCACACTTACAGAACAGGACAATGCAGATGAACCGAGCGAACTGGTTTGTGGTCTCTCCCGAAGGTGCCAAAGCGGTTGGACAGCTCCATCACTTTGTGACCACCGGCACATCGTTGCCCTCAAAATTGATCCACCTGGTGTTCTTGCGCGTTTCTCAACTGAATGGATGCGCGCACTGCATAGACATCCACACACGCGATCTACTCAAGGAAGGCATGCCCTTCGACACAATCACCCTTCTGCCTGTTTGGCACGAAGCCGCGTACCTCTTCTCGGACCAAGAGCGCGCCGCGTTGGCATGGGCTGAGGAAGTGACGCTTGTAAGCGAGACCCACGCATCTGACGAGGCGTACCAGGCCGTGGCCGCAGCCTTCAGCGAGAAGGATCTTGTCGACCTCACGCTCACCATCGCGGCAATGAACGCGATCAATCGGCTAGGCGTGAGCTTCAGGCTCAAGCCCCGTGCCAAGCCCGCTACCGAGTAACGACACCGGCGAGCGCTGGGCATTGGCCCAGCGCCGCGTCAGCGCCGCTTTGATCCGACTTTTGTCTCCCTCAACCGAGCCTTAGCGGGATCCGTCAGTCGGGGCTTTGCCTCCGCCGGCGGCCGGATCGGCTCCAGCGCCGCCATCACCCGGGCGGACGCGGCAGCAGCCGCCTCGTCCAGCCGCTGGGCCTGCTGCTGTTGCTCGCGGGTCGGAGGCAAGGCTGGCAGCGGTGCAGGCGGCGCGATGGGTGTGCTATCGGTCAGGCGGTCCACGGCCTCGCGCAGCGGCAGGCCCGGGTAGAGCCGGACCGCGCACCAGCGCTCAGCGAAGCGCTTTCCCTGGCGCACGCTGGCCACCCTCGCCTCCTTCACCTGCCACATCTTCTGGCCCTGCATCCACAGGCGCAGCCCCGGCCTGCCATCAGGCGCGATGCTGGCCGTCTCACGACCGTTGTACCAAAGCGACCAGCGCTCGCCCGACTGCACCCACCCCGATGGGATAGGTGCAACGCGGAAACCTTGGTAGCTGGAGGACGGGAGCATGCCCGGGAGCATACGCGCGGCCGTCGCAGATCCTGCGAACACGGCCAGCACCTGGCTGAATCGGTGCCGGCGCGGCGCTGCTCAGGCGCTACCCGGGCTGAGCGGCCTGTGGCCCCGGGTCCGGCATGACCAGAGTGCGCCGGCCTGCCGCCGGCCGCCATCGGGCAACCGCGCGACACCGGGTCGGCATGCCCCTACACGCGCCGGGCACGGTCGGCAGGGCTACCCTCCGGCCATGTGCGGAAGATTCGTCCAGCTCCCCGTTGTCGACTTTGGCCAGCCCGACCTGGCTGACCTCGCTCCCGGCTTGGCCAGCATCGAGCCGAGCTACAACCTGGCCCCCACCCAGCGGGCCTCAATCATCCTGGACCGCGGCGAAGGCCGGCAGGTCACCCGGATGGCCTGGGGCCTCCTGCCATTCTGGGCAAAGGCCAAGGGCCTGCAGGGCTCGACCATCAATGCCCGCATCGAGACGGTAGCCACCAAGCCGGCATTCCGCACGGCCTTCAAGAAGCGCCGGTGCGTGATCCCCATGGCCGGGTACTACGAATGGTCCGTCAGCCCCGAGGACGGGAAGAAGGATCCGTGGTTCATCCACGCCGCCGGCCCACTCCTGGCGGCCGGCCTGTGGGAAGACACCAGCCCCCTGCTGCCGGATGGCAACCTGGGCACCTTCACCATCATCACCGGCGACAGCAGCGGCGTGTCGGCGGACATACACGACCGCATGCCGGTCTGGCTGCAGGCTGGCCAGATCGATGAGTGGATGGCGGCAGGCCCAGACGACGCCATGGCGATGCTGCTGGCCAGCACGCCCCCGTCCATGGAGGCCTACCGCGTCAGCCGCGCGGTGAACACGCCGAGGAACAACAATCAAGAACTTCTGCAGCAAGTTCTATGAAAACCGTTCCCGGTCAGATGGATACACCCTTCGAGGCGTAGAACGCCCTCAGCCAAGCAGACAGCTCTCGCATCTCGGCGTCTGGGACGTACCTCGACAAGATCATCACCGCATACACATCGAAAGGCCCTTGGTTGCTGATCGAGCCAAAAGGCGACCCGATGCGGTACGGCTGCCCTCTATCGAGGGTTGCACCGGCGGGCAGAGCGCTCTGGCTGCCTGCTCCATCGGTGTAGTCGTCAAATCGGGCAAGCAGTTGGGCGAAGCTGTATCGGCAAGCCACGATCTTGGGCACTTGGACCTGTGCCCCATCGTTGATGCCAGGGGCAACGCCTGCGGAGGTGCCACCCGAAGTCAGGTAGTAGAGCTGACAGCCTTCACGAACCTTGCCATCTGCAGGGCTTGTAGGACGGTAGGCGAGAAAGACACCCTGGGTGGTCCCCGAGCCTGAAACTCTGCTACTGCCAAAATTGCTGACGATCTGATTCTCGGTCTCTGCGGACACGCTTCCGCCAGGTGCTGCAACAGCGATGATGGTTTGCTCGGAGCTCTGGGCGACAGCGGTGGAAAGGTATGCAGATGCGCCAGTGAACGTCGCGCAATGCGCTTTCCTACCCGGGACACCTATGACACTCGGCGCTGCCTTTCCGGGCGCCAGATTGCGCGCCAGGCTTGCTCCATTTTCAAAGAGGGCCATGTACTCGAGCCCATCGGAAACAGGCGGCACGAAACCCAAGGAATTCGCAGAAAAATCTGCATCGTTGACGCGGATGATGATTCCCATCTTAGATTTCCTCTGCGGGAAGGCTGAAGGCGATAGACCAGTTATGAAGCGGATACGGCTTGCCAATAAGACTGGAGATCTGCGCCTCGGGATATTGCCCGTTGGAAGGAATCCACTCGTAATTGAACGGGGCAATGGTCTGATCGCTGTCACGCAAGCACCCGTTTCCATTGTGGGTGGTTTTGTCTGCGTATCTAACTTTAACTACCCCGGAAGTGCTTCGACCGAGGATGATTCGGACAACAGTTGGCGCGGCGATCTCCACTCTTTCGATGCTGATCGACCCCACATCGTCAAAGGCAGTGAAACCTTTGCTCTGATAGTTCATGGGAGTCAGCTGCACGTACGGGGAATCGAAAGCAAGAGGCGGACACGGAACATGGAAGTCGATGAGAACTTCAACGCCGGAGATGGTTACTCGACGAGGCGAGAGGGGCTTCCAGTTCTGGCCCAGAGTCATCACCAAGTGCTCAACCTTGCCGAACTGGCAACCCATCCATCGATAGCCGTTGGGGTCCAGATGTCCATTTTTGTCGGTCACAGGGTAGTACGGCCCGACCAAGAATGCGTTCTGCTCCTGCTCAGCAAAGTCCCACTGCGCCATGCCGATGCTCAGATCGGTCGCATCCACGGTGTAGCTCGCGCCGCTCTGCGCAAGAAAAAATGCTGGGGGACGCGATTGCCCCGCGATGCTCACCGCGATCTCACTGACGATGCTGGAATAAAGCGACTTCAGCTTGGCCAGGTAGCCACCCCGGGTGCTATCTCCCGGTCCGCCACCATCGCCCGGATCGGTAGCGTTGTAATTGAATTCACCCTGCACGAAACGAACAGCGGGTATGCAATACGTAGCCGCGGCAGTATTTGCCAACGACTTCCCCATGGTTGCCGCGCCCACTAGCCGAGACCAGCCGGTGCCGCGCCCGGGCATGAGGCGCTCAATGATTGCCCCAGAGACCGACGCATTTGATACCACCCAGCGGTGGGCAGGGTCAGTGTCCAAGAAACGGTGATCCAGATACTGACGACGCGCGAAAGCCGTGGCCGCAACGTCGATGGACTCACCCTGATTACCCGCCCCGGGAACCAGGGCTGCCATTTGCTCCTGAGTCAGCACGCTACCGCCACCGGCGGATTGAACTACGCCTCGCAAATCCTGAAAAGCGGATGAGCCAACGGGCGTGAATCCATTGGTGATAATGGAATTTGGTCGGACGCTGTCACCGATCATGAGCGCATCGAACGTCGCCACCTTGGTGAGACTGCCCCAGCCCTCATCACCCGCCGCCAAGCTTTGACCCTGCGTGAGGTAGTGGTTGATCGCGGCCGTGGCACGCTGAAAATTCGCTCCGTACTGACCCTTTACGCTAAGCGAATAGGCGATGTTTTCAGAATTGCGTTTTTCGACCTGCGCTGCATCCGAAGAAGTGTTAGCCACCAACGTTGCGTCTTCCTGCAGCTGCAGGCCGATAAATCCGAATCGATCCACAAACGATACACCTGTACCAGGCTGGCGCTCTATGGAAAATGCTTGGTTCGCGACCAAATCCGGACCGGCGTACACGTCCTTTGTCCCAAAACCGCCGTCGTTAGCGAAGATGAAACGGATGAAGCCCAGATAGTCAGTAATGGCAGCGTATCCTTCAGGTGCTGGACCATCGCCAAGCTTCATTGCCTGAGCTGCGGCATAGTCCTCGAACGACGATTGGTCCAACTTCTGCGATAGAACATCAGCAGATCTCCACGCCAGTCCGCCTGGCTGCATGATGTACCTGCCGCTGTTGGCAACGTTTGCGCCGGAAACCGGATCAACATGCGTTCCTTCGTCGCCCACCACCGCCACCTGACGGTTCATCGGGATCTGCCCTGCCCCGGCCGCCGCGCTGGCCGCCGCCCACGTCGGGAACTCGATGGTGCTGCCATCGGCCAGGAACTGCTGGAAATCCGTCTCGATACCGTTCCAGCTCTTGCGTACCACGCCGAGGCGATCTGTCCACGTCTTGGCGGTGCCATTGATCCCGTTGTCGAGATTCTCCGCGTTGTCGTACAGATCCTTGGGCGCGTTCGAACCCAGCCGATTGCCGGTGTTGAAGGTCGTCATGTTGCTGCGTCTCCAGTGGTGCTACGGCGCGTTGGCGTCGTCGTATTGGTAGAAGGCGGGGTCGTACTGCAGGGCGGTCAGCTCGACCGAGCCGTCTTCGCCTGGCGTGAGGTCGGCCAGCACGGCGTCATAGCCAGTGCGCGTGCTGTCGCAGAAGATCAGCTCCGGCGGGTCAATCGTCGGGTCGTCCATGATCCAGGTGTTGAAGGCGTGCTCACCCGGCAGCGCCGAGGCCGCGATGCTCAGCCGGTGGTCGTCCACCTTCGTGGGCACGATCACGTTCGACAGCGTTCCGTCCTGGAACCGCACCAAACACCGCGGCGCCGGCAGGCTCCAGTCCAGGTACTCGCCAACCTCGATCAGCAGCCGCGTGCCGTCCAGCCGCGCCGACTCGATCATGGTGCTGGTGGTGCTCGACCCGGGAATGTCGTCGAACAGCTTCACCCGGTCGCCGTACTGGTAGACCAGGCCCATCATCTCGGTCTTGGTCTTGTAGGTCAGGCGCTGGCCCTGGTGCTTCATCAGCCGGCGCATGCCGATGCGATATGCGCGATCGCGCGTGCCGACACCCTGCAGCTCGTAGGTCTCCACCTTCCACGGCTCGGTCACCCCGGGCAGGCGGCACTCCACCGTCTCGGCCGCCCACGTCACCTCATCGATGTAGGTCACGTCCACGCCGTCGTAGTCGTCCGGCCCGGGCGGGATGAACGACGTGCTCAGGGGCTCCAGCTGGCGCTGGGGCGAGATGCCGCCGCGCCAGGCCTTCACCCCTTCCCTGCCCGCCGAGCACATCGAATCGATCAGCAGGAAGTAACCCATGCCGGCCTGGGCGGCCATCTGCAGCAGATCGAGCGCGCTGGTGCCGGTCTTCTCCGCGCTGAAGTCGAAGAACTCCCCGCGCGGCGTCCAGTAGGTGTCCTCCAGGTGCTGCAGGGTCTCAGTGTCGATCTGGTCGAACGGCAGGCCCAGCGAGCGCATCACGTGGACCATCGCCCCGCTGATGCTGCGCGCAGCGCCATCGTCGTATAGGCGTGTGGCCTCCACATTGAACCGGCGGTCGGTCTGGGCGGCCAGCTTCGTACCGGTGGTCACCGTCAGCCCGATGGTCGTCAGGTCGTCGTAGCGGGTGGGCCGCTGCGGCAGGCGCGCGCGAAGGCCCTGCCAGAAGCACGCATCCCGCGCCGAGTTGCCGCCGCGCTCGGTCACGCGGCGCACGCGCACCTCGATCTGCCCCGGGGTGGCCAGGGTGATGCGCTCGGTGAACCCCAGCGCGTCCTCGGAGGTGGCCGTGTAGGTATGGGTGCGCACCGACCAGGCATCGCCCGAGCCAAACACGCGGTAGGCCACGCGAACGGTCACGGTGAAAGTGCGCTTGTTGCCCTTGTCCGTGTACCAGATCAGACCGCCGGGGAAGTTGAAGTCGTATTCGAACGCGTCGGTAGTCTCGCCGCTCGGGCACACCAGGAACGGCCCCAGCCACTCCTCGCCCTCCTGGAACCCGGTGGCCCGGTAGTCGGTGGCTGTCCGGCTGGCCCAGCCCGGCCAGCTGGTGTCGACCACGCCGCCCTCGGTCAGCCGCTGCACCGTCAACGTGAACCCGGACTTGGACGCTATGCGGTACTCGCTCTGGCCGCGCGACATGGCCAGCGAGATCGATCCCGGCGGCAGGCCGCCGAAGGCCGTGCCGGTCGGGCCGTCATAGGCCAGGGTCACGCGCGGCTGCGTCGCCGGCGTTCCACCGGTCGTGGCTTCGCCGGCGGTGGTGGTCGGGCTGCTGCCGAACACGGCAGCCGGCAGCCCGCTGAAGGTGATGCTGCCGCCGGCGTAGGGGCTCTCAGCCTCGGCGATGGTCACCACCCCGCCCGACTGCGTGGCCACCAGGCCGCTGTCCACCAGCTGGTCATTGATGGCAGTCAGCAGCACGCCCAGCGTGATGTAGTTCGCCACCAGCGCCACGCTGTAGGTGGTGCCGCGCCAGCTGATGCCGAAGGTGGCCGGCGTGCCACTGAAATCGAAGTTGCTGGCCGGGGCAGAGCCCACCAGCCGCGCCGGGCTGCCGCCGACGCCAGGCACCGCCGGGGAACCAGCGTTGTAGCTGGCCACGAACAGTGCGTAATCCGCGCCGTTGTAGGTCAGCAGTACCGGCATGCCCACGTAGGGTGCCAGCTCGGCAACCGCGCTGCCGGCGATGATCGAATACAGCCCGCTGGTGGTCGCGGTGAAGGTCGCCGCCACCTTCAGCGTCAGCACAGCCCCCACCGTCCAGCTCAGCGGCAGGGAGGTGGCCGGCCGCTCTTTGCCGTCGGCGCCGGTGATGGTTGCGTTGTTCAGGGTCAGCACGTTCCCCGACACCGTCACCGAGTCTGCGTTGATGCCGGTGGCCACGTCTGCCGTGTCGCTCAGGTCCAGGCCGGCGGTGCCCGAGGCCGTGGCGCCAACCTCAGTGGAGTTCACCCAGTTTTCGGAACGCGCATCGCCGCCCACATCCGCGCCAGGCGGGTAGATGGTGATATCCACGTCGCTGCCGAACGAGCTGAGCGGCGTATTGCCCAGCCGCGCGGAACCCAGCGGGATAATGTGCCGCCCCTTTCCCACGCACACGAACATCTGGGTTCGATAGGTCTTGCCCCCTACGAAGCGCGACACTGGCTGCACCAGGTAGTCGGCCCACACGCGGCAGCGCCCCAGCACCTCTCGCACAGGGCTGCCGAGGCGCGCGGTGTTGGCGCGGGCAGTGTCCAGGCTGATCGCCTCCGCCTGGGTATTCCGGCTCCCAGGCAGATTGTTCATGGTGTAGATGGCGTAGGCGGCGAATACCGCCACCACCACCCAGTACACAACCGCGGCGACACCCTCGTAGTGCGGCACCGGGTAGATGCGCACATCGGCCGCGGCGTCGATCCACGTCTCGGCCCAGGCCTCTACCGGCAGGGCCACGCCGTCCACGTCCACTTCAATCGGCTGCTCTCCCTCGCCCGTGTAGCCGCTCACCTTGGACCGCAGCCAGCCGTCCACAGTGGTTCGGCCGTGCTGGTGGGTCTCCAGCGCCTCACCCGGCATGCGTGAAGGGAAAACCCGGATCACGCGTAGTACTCCACGCGGTTGAACCGACGCTCGAAGCGAGACACCGGCAGGACGGTCACGTTCCGGCCGTCGTTGCACTCCAGCGTGCACATGCGGCCTTCCACCTCCACCAGCACGGCCACGTGCGTCACCATGCTGCCTTCGTAGCAGAACGCCACAGCACCCTGCACAAGGTCGCTACCGGCGTGCTGCAGGACGGCCTGCTGCGCCAGCTCGGGCAGTTCCTCACGGGTGGCGCCGGGATGCTCGTCCCAGGCGGGCAATCCCAGGTCGCGGCGGACCTCGTTGACCACGCCGTAGCAGTCCAGCTCGGGGAACACGCGGCCGCCACTGACCCAGACCACGTCCAGGTACTTTTCCAGATCGATCTTCATGAGATGTAGCGCAGCCCAGGGTGCTTGGAGAGATTGAAGCGATCGCGCGGCCAGGCCGTGTCGAGGATGTTCATGAAGCCGGCAGTGATCTGGACCTCGGTGGCTGACCACTGCCCGCCCTTGATGATCATCGATAGCGGCCGCTTGATCGGGGCCAGCAGATCGCTGCTGAGGTACACACGCAGGGTCACGGTCATTTCTTGACGCGCAGCCAGCGCGGCGCGGATCTTGGTGCTCACCACGCCGTCGATGTTGGACAGGGCGAAACGCAGATCCTGCACGCCGTCGGCGTTGCGCGCCGGCTTCGCCAAGTCCATCCCGCAGGCCTTGAAGGTGACCTGTTCGCCCGTCTCCAGCACCGCCTGCAGATCCTCCCAGCCCTTGGTGAGGTAGTGGGTCTCGCTGCCGACGGTGATGGCCAAGGTCTCGTGCTCGATCTCGCTTCCACCGGAGGCGTAGAGCCGTTCAAGGATGCTCATAGCTGAGGCCACTCCCTGTTGGCTGCCAGGTCAATCACGTTGGCCTGCAGGATTCCCTCCGGGTATTCCGACCAGCCATCGGCAAGCAGGGGCCGCAGATACAGCTCCAGCTGCGCGGTGAACATCCACAGGTTGGAGTAGGTCAGCGTCGGGCCGTCGTAGATGTCGGTGAACCGCGCTTTGTAGTAGTCAATGCCCAACGGGCTGCGAAGTCGGCATGCGAACCAGGCGACACCGTCAATCAGCCGTTCCTGGAACCACTTCTCGAACAGCGCAGCCTGCTGGTCATTGAGCAGCCAGCGCACCTCCGTCTGGCTGGGTGTGGCGGTATAGGCCCGCCGCGGCAGCGACCGACCACTCACGAAGGTGGACCGCGTCAGCGGCGACACGTGGCGCAGTCCGTAGCCCTCCCGCAGCGGCTCGGGCAACCACTTCGGCTGCATGATCAGCGCCATTACCCAACCTTCCTTCTGACATTCCAGTTCGAACGCATCGCGCGAGATTGCGGGCCGGTGCCGGAGGTGGTGTCTGCGACCCGGTCCTGCCTCGCAAGGCTCACCGCGCGTCTCACCGTCTGCTCCTGCATCAGCCGCTCTCGCTCGCTGATGGACCCGTTCACGTTGAAATTCATCTCGAAGGTGTCGCCCCGGCCGCCGCCTTCGGTGTCACGCGAAACCCGATCCAGCGTGGCATCCAGCTTCGCACTGGTGGCGGCCGTGGTCACGCGCTCGCCCTTCTGCAGCAGCCAAGTTCCCGTCTCGGGAACGCTGTCGATGCCGTCGTGGGCCATGCCGACCGCGGCAATGTTCGAGACGATGCCCGCAGTCGCCGCCGCTACCGATGCAATGGCGGCAAGGTTGGTCGGCCACGGGTTTGCCGCAGCCATCGCCATGCCCTGCTGAATGGCAATGACCGACTGTGCGATCGCGGCAGCCTTCTGGACCACGAAGGCCGCCTTGTAAAGCGCGGACTGCTCGCCGAAGCTGGTTCGCATCACATCGGTGATGCTGTCCAATGCGGACTGAGCCTCAGTTGACGCAACCTGCCACCGAGCCCGGTCAAGCCGGTCAAGGTTCGCCTGATGCTCCTCGCGCAGCTTCAGCTCCTTCGCGTTCCACTCTGTCTCGAGGTCGAGGCGTGCCTGCCTCTGCTGCTCCAGCTCCTCGAGCTGGGACTGAAGCTTCCTCTTCTCTGCTTCCTCAGCCTCAGCGATCTTGGAGAATTCGCCTCGCGCACCACCGAAGAGCGCGTCAGGCCCCTTGTAATCGGACGAGCCATTTCCGCCGACCTGGTCGATGACCTTGCCAGCGGTGGCAACATAGTCAGCATCGTTGGCGGCGCCGACCGCAGCCGCTGCCTGCAGAACCCTCAGGCGATCCCGGGCCAGGTCGACGCCCAGCGAATCCTTCTTGTTGAGCTCGTCTTTCAACTTGACGAAGGCTTCAGTGGCCTTTGCCGCTTCTTCATTGGCCGACTTCACGCCGGCCAGTCGGTCAATCTCGGCGGCCAGCGCGCGAAGTCTTTCCTGGTGTGCGGAGTTCAGCCCTTGCAGGCTTCCCTGCGCCATTTCAAAGTTCAGCCGCTGCAACTCCGTCGCCCGGCCCGAACGATCCGAACTAGTGTCGAACAGCGCGATCTGGCGTTGCAGCTGCAGCGAGGAGGACTCATAGGCACGCTGCAGCTGCTGCTGCGCAGCCAAGCGCTTTTTGGCATTCTCGGCATCAGCAGCCGCGGCAGCAGCGGCCTCGCGCGCAGCAGCATCCGCGGGATCACCCGTGACCCCTGCTGGCTCGACTTTCGCTGCACTGGCCGCCTTAGCTGCCAGCTCCAGCATGCGCCTGCCCTCTTCCAGCTTTCGCTGCTCGTTGGCGATCTCGCCACGCAGGCGCTGCATTACCTTGTCCGGGCTGGAAATCAGATCGGACGGAATCAGCTCGCTGGCGTTGAGCATGGAGAAGCCGAGCGTGCCCTTCGAGTTCTGCACAGCCGCCAGCGTCTTCTGCAGGCGCTCGATACGGTCCTCCACCCGCACCACGTCGGCCATGTCAGGTCCGCTGACGCGTGCAGCCAGGCTCTCTGCCACGAACTTGGTCACGTTGGCCGCGGTGGATGCGAACTTGGCCATCGTTCCGATGGCTTCAACCGCGCCCGAGATCAGGTTGTTGAAGCCCTCTCTCGTGGCCGGATCGTTCAGCGTCTCGATCAGCGTATTGACCGCGTCCGTGGCGCCCTTCAGGCTCCCGTCCTTGGCCGTGGTGATGTCGTTGAGCGTGTTGCCAAGGGCCTGCAGCGCACCGCCGAAGGTGTCACGCGCCGCCTGCGCCGCGCCGGCGTACGACTCTTCAAGGATCTCCAGGATCATCACCTGGGCCTCGCCTTCCTTGCCGGCCTTGACCAGCTCGTCGATCGTGCCCCGCACTTCCTTGGTGAAGGCTGCACCGAAGCCCTGCTGGGCGAGCGCGGCGGCCGCCTTGCTGGGCGATTCCAGCGCGCGGCCGATAGTCTCCGCCGACTGGCTGACACTGATGCCCAGACGTGCCGACTGGTCAATGACCGTCTGCATGGCCCGGGGAATGTTGGACGCCAGGATGCCCGAGTAAGAAAGCAGGCGGGTCTGGGCCTCGACGATCTCGCCGCCGCTGAACGTAGACTTGCTCGACAGGGTGTCGGCCATGTCCAGCAGCTGCTGCCGGGTGTAGCCGGCCGCGCCACCGGTGGAGCGGATGATGGCATCCAGCTGGGCAACCTCGCGCTCTGCCGCGATGGTGTTGCGCCCGATCATTACCACCGCGGCGGCGATGGCGGTGCCCAGAGCAATTCCTGCCAGCTTCGCCTCCGCCTCGACCTTCTTGCGCCACTTCTCCGCCCGGCGCTCGGACTTGTCCAGGCCGGACGCGAAGCCGCCCACCTCGGCGATAACGTCGATGGTCAGCGTACCAAGGGACCGGGACATAGCTCTCTCTGCTGCAGGGGCTGGCCGGTGGCCAGCCGGGTTGATGCGCGCCCTACGCGCCGACTACCACTGCTTCATCGCCTCCTCGAGGCTGATGGGCTCGGCATCCACGTAGGGCATGAAGTCGGTGGCCTTGAACGCGGCGCTGCTTGGCTTCCGGTTCGAATTGGCGAACAGCGCGGCCAGCATCCCTGCTGCTGCATCTATCCGGCCGCCCATGTTCAAACTGCCGCGCCTGGCGCGGTACACGCTCCAGAGCTGGAACTCCCGGATGCCGAGGCATTCCTTTGCCTCGGCGATGCTGCGGCCGCCGATCCCGTTCAGGACCAGCTCGCACCACAGCTCATCCTCCGGGGTCAGCTCGTAGCTTTTCCCAGGTTGTTCACCTCGCCGATGGCCATCAGCAGCGCGACGGACAGGTTGCCATCCAGGGCACCACGCTCCGGATCCGCCTCGCCGGTGATATCCGCGACGGTGAACACGGCCTTGCCGCTCTCGTCGCAGATGCTGGCCGCGATGCGGCCGGCCACGCCGTCGTGCTTGTTCGTAGCCGACAGCACGTCCGAAACCGCGGTCTGGAAGCCCAGCGGCCTCACGTAGACCGTGGCGGTCAGCTCCTCGTCGCCCTGCTTCCAGCGGATCAGTTTCTCCACCGGCCGGCCGGTGAACGCGCCGGCCTTCTGCAGCTCGGCCAGGCTCAGGCTCACCGCACGCGCGGTTGCGGTCTTCTTTGCAGCCCGGCTCACGGCGTCTCCGCCTTACGCACCCAGACGCCCGGTCCGCTGCGCTGCATGGTCGCCGCGGTGGTGACGACGGTGTTGCCCTGGAAGTCGAACGGGAAGTCGCTCACGTAGGCCTGGAAGGTGTACCAGGTGCGGGTGTCCGGCAGCACCAGCTCGGAGACGGTGGAGCGCTCGGCCGTCGCGGCGGCGCCGGTGCCAGCGCCGCCGCTGAAGGCGACGGTGGGCGGGCTGGTGTAGCCGGTGCCCGGGTTGGTGATGTTGACGCCGATCACCGAGCCGGAATCGACGATGGCCGTGGCCGTGGCGCCGCTGCCACCGCCGCCGGTGATGCTCACGGTGGGGGCCGAGGTGTAGCCGGTGCCGCCATTGGTCACCTCGATGTTCGACAGGCTGCCGACCTGCTGCACGGTGGGCTCAATATCCACACCGTCGGACCAGCCGATGGCCCACTGGATCGGATCGCCGCCGTCCACCTGCTCGGCCAGCTGCCAGAACAGGTAGTGGCTCTCGTTCTTCGGGTCGGCGTTGATGGTCACCGACGCCTGGCCGGGCGTGCGCAGGCCCTTTTTGTAGGTGCGCGTGTTGGTCTCGGACAGGCAGGTGTCGTCGATCTGATCCGCCGGCGCGGTGCCGGGGTTGAAGGCCGTGATGCACTCGATCTCGCGGACATCGCCGTTGATCAGGCCGTACAGCTGGGTTCCTTGGGTCAGGATGCTCATCGTTTCTCCTGCGGGCATAAAAAAACCCCGCAGTGCGGGGCGTGGGTGGGGTTGTAGCGGGCGTTACCGAGGGACCAGCCAGTCCACATCGAACGACAGGCGCAGCAGCTTCGTTTCGGGGTCGCGCATCTGGCCGCCCCAGCGGGTGATGTACCCGCGCGGCTCGAAGGCATCGCGCAGGGCCTTCGCACCCTGCAGCAGCGATGCTTCGTCCTTCGCGTAAACGTCGACCTGCGTGGTCAGTGCGTCCACGTCAGGCCGCTGGGCCAGGTAGTTCTCGGGCATGCCCGACACCGTCTGCCAGACCGCGTAGGGAAGCGCTGGCGGCTTCTCGATCAGGCCGAAGGAATAGACCCGCGTCGGATCTGTCCCGAAGGCCTGCAGGACCGCCTGCGAGGTCAGGCACAGCTGGAAGATCGGGGCGATCATGCGGCCCCCTGCTTTGCCAGCACGCGGTCCAGCGCCTGGTTGAAGCTGCGCGCAAACACGTCGACGGCCTTCTGGCCGGCCTGGTCCGGCACGGGCCGGAAGATCGGCTGGGCGGCCATCTTCGATGTGCCGAACTCCAGCAGACGCCAGTACCAGGTGATGCCGCCCGGGTTGCTGGTTCCGAGCTGCGCCGCGCGGCCGGCCTGGGCGCCGCCCAGCACGCCAACGCGGAAGGCAAGCACGCCATCCTTCTTGAAGGCGCGGCCATTCCAGCGCACCGCGACGTTCTTCCAGATGGCGGTCTCGGTTTCGTGGTCATCCACCCGGCGGGCGTTGCTCTGCGCCTGGTCGCGCAGCATGTTGGCCGCCCGGCGCAGCGCGGCCCGGCCGCCCTTGTAGTTCACCTCGCGCTTTACCTGCGCCATCTTGTTGCGGATGCCGTCCAGGCCGCTCACGTCGAAACGGATGCCATCAGCCATCGTTGACACCCTCGCTGCAGGGGAGCGTGAGGTATTCAAGGCCGCTGACCGGGTCGGGCAGCACGCCATGGATGTTCAGGATCTTGCCGCGGTGGATCACCCGGCACTTGTCGGTCACACCCTCCCGGTAACGGATCTTCACGCGAAGCGTGACCTCACTGTCAACCGCCCTGGCTGCAACAAACTCTCGGGCTGAGACCGGAGTAACTTCGGCCCAGACATCGGCCAATGGCTCCCAACTCACAACCTGGGCCCCGGTCTCCGGCGACTGTCCGTGTACCTGATGTTGAAGCTGCACTCGGTGACGCAGCCGGCCGGCGGCGATCATCGCGGCTTCCCGCTCAGGTAGTTGCCGGAGCCGGCCGCCTCCGCCTCGCCGCCTTCGCTGTCGCACAGGTAGTCCACCAGCCGGTTAACCGCCTTGGCGTTCTCCAGGTCGGCCGCGGTCTTTTCCTGCAGCGCCGCCACCAGCTGATGCGTCGCCTCGGTCTGGGCGCGCATGGTGGCCAGCAATTCGCTTTGCTCGTTCATTCGCTTCTCGCATCCATTTCATGAGCCAGGCGCGCCGGCGCGCGCATCCGCTGCAGGCCATCAGAAGCGCTTCCGATACCACAGCAAGCTGTCGAAACCGAGGGGCACCCTCGCAGCGCTGTCCCCCACGGTGACCGCTTCCCTGACTGACACCCAGTGGGCGACCAGCACCAGGACCGCTTGCCGGACATCGGGCGTGAAGTTCATCTCATCCTCGTCCGCGGGATCACCCTCGACCAGCACACGATCACAATGCATCTGCACATGAGCCAAAGCCGCATCGACATACGACTGGAGCATCACGTCGCTCACTTCGTCGATGACACGGCACTGCTCGCGGACCAGAGCGAGGTCGAGGGTGATTGGCATTACGGGGCCTCGCTTGCCTTGTCCTGAGGCTCGGTAGTGGCGGCCGGCTTTGCCTCCTTGTTGCCCTTGGGCTTGCCCTGCTTGTCGCCTTCGGCATTTGCCTTCTGCGTCGCACTCGGCTTGGCTTCCTTGTTGCCCTTGGCCCCCACGTCGTCTTCCACCGCCACGGCCAGGCCCTTCCCGATGAGGGTGTGGGCGTACTCGTCGTCCGCATCGAACGTCTGACCGGCCTTCACCACGTTGCTATCAGCGTTGAGCTTCACGGCGTTGCCGATGAAGCCCCATTTCGTCTTGATCTTCATGCCGTCTCCAGCAATTTGAGGGGCCAGCATCGCGCTGGCCCTCTAGGTTGTGACACCCCTGTGGATCAGGCGGTCGGGAACTGACCCTTGACGAGAGCTTCCCGCCGACGCACGCCGAGGCCCAAGCGCTCTTCAACCAGCAGCGCGCGTTCGTTCTTGATGAACATGTCGTTGATCAAGCCCATCTTGAACAGGAAGGACATGCGGTCGAACAGCGTGGCCGCACGCGCGAAGTTTGCGACGAGGAACTCGCCACCGGTGTCCGCGTCGCCCTCGTCCATGCTGTCGGAGGTAATGACCGGGCGACCCCACAGGACCGGGGTAACCAGACCCTGCAGGTTGGCGAACAGGTAACGGTTCTGCGCGTCCTTCTGCAGCTCGATGTTCATCCAGTCGAGTTCAGTCATGACCACGCCATCCGCAGAGAGCTTGGACTGCTTGCGCACCTGGTAGATCGCGCGGCGGACGATGTCGATCGGAGTGTCGCCGGGCTTCGTCAACGCGGCGCTGTACGCGGTCGCCTGCGTCATGAGGCCGTTGAGGTTCTCGCCGGTGCCATCGCCCTTCAGAATCTGGGCCTCCTCCTCCAGCTTAAGGTCGTAGCGGAGCAGCTCCCGGATGTAGCCCAGCAGCTGCGGCACGTCGTCCAGCGCCTCGTCGGTCACCGGCATCCAGACGGCGATCTTCTTCACGCGATCGGTGACCGACTCGAACGTCACATTACTGGTCGGCTTGGTGCCACCTTCCGCTACCGGCGCCGCCCCTCGGGTATGCAGCAGCTCACGGAAGAAGGTGTACTGCTGGCCCGACACGGGGATGGAAGTCAGAAGATCACGGATGCGCAGTTCTTGTCGGATGCCCGGCTGGATGGTCGGGTCGTAGTTCGGCGCCACGATGCCTGCGCTGGTGACCTTCGTTTCCTTCATCGAGGCCAGGTCGCCCTTGGTGATCTCGATCTCGGCGCGCTGCACGGTCTTCTGCTGTAGGCCCTTGTACTCGTCATGGCCCTTCACCAGGTCGATGAAGGACTTTCCCTCACCGGGCTGGCCGCGGACCTTGACGCCCTTCTCTTCCAGCTCCTGCACCTTGTCGATGACGCGCTGCAGCTCGCCCTTGGTGTTCTCGATCGCGTCCTTCACATCCTTCGGAATGGCATTGCCTTTCTGGATGTCGTCGATGACTGCGTCGTACTTCTTCTGCAGGCCGTTGAAACCGTCCTTGAGCTGGGTTTCCAGCGACTCGCGGACCTTGGTGATGTCTTCGCTCATGATGTTGCTCCGAAAATGGATTGGATGGAACTACCGAGTTTCTTCAGCTCGTCCACGGTCGCCGTGGCCGCATCCGCACCGTCTCGGTGGATTGCAGGGAAGCCGAGCGAGGCGACGGCGGCCGCCTCCTTCTGCGAGAGGCCCATGCGTTCACGCAGGCCCTTCTCAAACTGCCGGACCGAAGACTTGACGCTCAGAATCTCGGCCTCAGGATTCATTCCAAAGGGGACGATTGACGCCTCCCATAGTTCTGCCTTCTTGATCACCCTCACGCGTCGCCCTTCGCGTGTCTCTTGGGCGTCCTCAATCGTGTTGAATCCGATGGACATCGAGTCAAGTGGCGCGTCCCCCTTCATCAGCTCATACGCATCACGCGCATAGCTGACATTGAGGTTGATCTTTCCCTTAACCCATAGCCCGTGATCGTCGTCGCGATACTCAGCAGTACCGATGAGCTTGGTCAGGTCGTGGTACAACGCCAGCTTCAGTCGCCCGCCGCGTGTTGTCTTCACGCGAACGAACGCACCTGGAAGAATCACGTCGTCGCCGAGATCGACGTTGTTGTATACGGACGCGTAACCCTCGAAATTCCCGGCCTCGTCTGATTCCTTCACTTCGAAGGGGCATTCAATTCTGCTGACGGTCATTGCCTTGGGACTCCCATTGAGTGATGGCGTCGTACTGCGCGCCCTCAAGGCGCGGAAGGTTCTCTTTCAATCGGACATCGTTGATCGACATCCAGCCCGACCCGCCGGATCCGCCAAGCGCGGCCTTGTAATAGGTCGAGCGAGCAGCACTATCGCCGCGCAGCAGACCCTCCACTACGAACTCGACGAAGACCTCGGTGCCGCGGTGAATTTTGTCGTTCCACTCATCCTCGATCGCATCGAGGTAGGGCTTGAGCCCATAGGTCACGAAGCCACTGTTCTGCTGTTCGAGGTTCGAACCCATGATCGACGTGCGGCCGGCGCGGTTGGCCAAATACAGCGGCACGCCCCATACGCCAGCGAGCGCCTCCTCCTGGAACTGCTGCGACTCAATGAACTGGCTGTCCTTTTGGCTCAGCCCCGCCGGGATCAGCTTCGGGCCGCCCTGCAGCACCGCGATCTTGCCGATATCGTCCACGTCGCCCTTTCGGACATCGGGGAATTTTTCCATGATCTGACCCTGCTGCTCCTTGGTCAGGAACTGGTCGTAGACCACGTAGCCGCCGGTGAACCCGCCCTTGCGCATGAATCGAGCCGACCAGTCCTGGCCGGCCTTGGCCAGGCCCATCGCCTCGGCCTGACACTCCAACGGCGACAGACCGGTGATTCCGTCTGTGCTGAACAGCTTGAAGTGCAGCATGTTCTCCGGCGATACAGGAATGCGCTGACCTTTCAGCTCGACGATGTAGAGCAGATCGTCGTCCGTGTCGATGGATACCTCGTCGGCGCAGACCGGGATCAACCCGATCATTTCGCCTTGCCGATTCCGCTCGATGATCACGTACGCATTCCCGCGAAGCGCCATGTTGACGACCACGGCCTTCAGCAGATTGAGGCGCGTGATGTAGGGGTTCGGCTTCCCGAGAAGGCGGAGGGCGCGCTTGTTGGCGGCGCTGTCGCCGCGCACGAGCGTGCGCTTTTCGCCTACGTCTTGGTAGAGCTTGAGCGGCAGCCCCGCTGCCGACTCGGACAGAATCTTGACGCACGTCCAGACGATCGGCACCGTGATCGCGGTCTTCGCTGTAATGCGGACCCCGGCTTTCGTTTTCCTGCCGCCGACTTCCATGTCCACTTCCCGGTAGTCGCCGGTCTGTGGATCGGTGTAGCCGAAGAAGCGCCAAGTGAGTGGGTTGTACCAGCGTACGGCCATGGTCAGCCCACCGTCCCGAAGAACCCGTTCTCCAGATACTCATCGACTCCAGGCTCGACGGGGTCGACTGCGTGAGCCAGCCCCACCGCCATCAGCAGGGAAGCCATGTCATCGATCTTGTCCGGCGACCGCTTCTTGTCAGGCTTCATGTTCAGGTTTCCATCTTTCAATGCGATGAGGTTGGACGCGCACCAGTTCAGGACCGGGTCGTTGCCGTGCTGGATCTTCTTTCCGACGTAGGCACGCTCCAGCTCCTGCATAGCTGGGTGGTAGTTCTTCGTGGTCTGGTTGAACTCGACCAGCGGGTGCCCATCGGCCAAGAGGCGCTGCGCAATTTCAGCGGCGTTCCAGCGGTCGTACCCAATCGCCAGAGGTCCAAACCGGGCGATATCCTCCCGGATCCGCGCCTCCACCACGCTGTAGTCGGTGACTTCTCCTTCAGTGGCCTCAATCAACCCCGCAGCCACCCAGCCCGCATACGGAACCACGCCCCTCTCCGTGCGTGCCCGCACCGCATCCGCCGGGACGAATCGACGGCCCCAGGTGTAATAGACGTCGTCCACCTTCCACACCAGGCGCCAAGAGGTCATATCCAGCGTGCTCGCCAGATCGAACGCGCCCCAGCACGGCTGCCCCGCGAGCCAGTCCAGATCGACGGCGCCGCCGCACTTCTGCCACTTCGTCAGGTCAACCCAGCCGGTGGCCGAGGAAGCCGGCCGGTTGAGCCGCTTGATCTTGAATTCGGCCAGCTTCGATGGCATCTGCCGCGCTTCGACAGCCTCCTTCCGGATGGCCTTCAGCAGGTGCGGGTTCGCGTCCATCAGCGGATTGGCCTTGGGCCACGCCGACTCGTCGAACTCGTCGTCGTCCTCATCGACCGCGTAGAACACCACCAGGAAGTGGTCGGCCGAATCACCGAGGATGCCCTGCAGTACCTGCTTGGCGAACTGCCGAATTTCTCCCCATGGGCCGGGGTTGGTGTAGCCCTCGGTCGTGGTGTAAAGCCACAGAGGATTGCTGCGCGCGCCGGCCGCGGAGGTCAGCACGTTCAGCAGGTCCGCCGACTTGTGGGCATGGATCTCGTCCAAGCCCACATGGGACGGATTCAGGCCGTCCTGCGTGCTGGCCTTGGCGTTGATCGGCTTGAAGCTGGCCCCGGTCTCCATCCGGCTGATCGAATTGGCCCAGCATGCCAAGCCGAAAGCCTCCTGCAGGTCCGGCGTCTTCTCCGTCATCCGCTTGGCGACGTTGAAGATGATGCGTGCCTGGCTGCCGGTGGTGGCCGCCGAGATGATCTGGGCGCCCTCCTCCTCCTCGCAGCACTGGCAGTACAGCAGGATCGCCGCTGCCAAGGTCGACTTGGCGTTCTTGCGCGCCACCGCGAACAGAGCCGAGGTGAAACGCCTGCTGCCGTCCAGGTTGCGGAACCCGAACAGCTGCACGACAAAGAACACATGTGACCGGTGCAGCTCGATCTCAGGCCGCGCCCACTTTCCTTCGACGTGCGGCAGCTTCTCGATGAAGTCGCACGGGTCGCAGGCATGCCACTCGTCGAAGACGAACGGCGGCCGCTTCCGCCTCGATCGCTTCAGGTCAGCAAGGAACCGTTTCGCGGCCAGACGCACCCACTTCCCGAACTTCCGGCCCTTCTTGTCGGCTACGGCCTCTTCTGCATAGGCCGTGGCGATGCCGACGTAATCACGCACGGGGCTTCCGCTTCGCACCATTGCTGGCGAACGCGTTCCCCGTCTTATCGACCTCGCCGGATGGCTTCACCTTGCCCTGGGCAACCGGCGTCAGGCCAAAGTCGTTCATCAGCCCGCGCAGCTGGGAGACCATCGACGCCACGGGCGCCAGCCCGGCGGCGTACAGCTGCACGGTGTTGCCGTGCAGAGCGCATAGCTGCCCAAACGCCGAAAGCCCAGCCTCGGTGAGCAGTTTGTTTGCGTGGAGAATCGGCGCCAACCGGTCCCACTCCTTGATGGCGTGGGCGTTCGGCAGCCAGTCCGGTGCCGGCGGAACGTCCGACACCAGCGGAAGATCAGCAGCTGGCGCCGGCGGCGCGCGGTCGGGGCGATCCGTGCCGGCCACCACTTTCAGCGATGTCGGTTTGCGCGGGTTCGCCATGGGTAGTCCAGGGGCGGCACGCTGGCCGCGAAAAAATGGTTTTTCTCAACTGACGGTGCAAAAAAAAGCCTGGGCGCACGGTCAGGGAGGCGAACCGCCCCAACTTTTGACCCTCCCCCCGCCCTATCTGCCGTTGTTGCAATTCATTCGCGTCTACGCGCGCATTTCGGGCCGGCCGTGGCACCTCGATGCCAGTTCCCGAACCCGCCATCCTCGCTCGCTGTCTTGCGGTCGTGGCAGGGCTTGCAGAGGGGCTGCCAGTTGTCGGTGTCCCAGAACAGCGCCTGGCTGCCCTTGTGCGGGGTGATGTGGTCGACCACCGTCGCGACGGTGACGTGGCCCGACCGCTGGCACTCTGCGCAGAGCGGATGCCTGAGCAGGAAGGTCGCGCGAGCGCGCTGCCATCGGCTGCCATAGCCACGCTCCGCCGTGGTCTGCCTCACTGCTGCGACCGGCACGTGCACGACCGCCTGCCTCGGCATCGCGTTGTGCTTCGGTGCCCGCCGCGGCATCAGCTACCGTCCGACGGGATGGGCTTCCCCTGCACCTGCTCGATGGCATCGAACTGCGCCTCGTACAGATCGAGGCAGCGCTTGCGGCCGTTGCTCACCTCGAACACAGCAGACGGCTTTCCGGCACGCGCCCAGGTGCAGCGCTTCGTCAGCGCCGCATCGATGGGAACGAACGTGGCAACGGGGACACGGATGACAGAGGGTGCTAGCGGGTTGGGCTTGGGTGCCGACGACTGGCAGGACGCGAGGCAGAAGGCCGTAGCCAGGACGATCAGTCGCACGTCAGTACCCCTTCAAGGCTGGACAGGCAGAGTCGAGCAGCTCCAAGGCGGCCTTGCATGTATCAGGCCGCTGCTCGTAGCGGCCGCGCCAGGTGGCTGCGTCCTTCTCGGATGATTCGATGCGGCCGGCCAGCGCCTGCAGAGCGGCCGCGCTTTCAGCCTTCAACGCCTCCAGCTTCACGGCCTCAGCGCGGAGAGCAGCAGCCACCTCTGCCAATCGCTGGTCGCGGCTGTCCACATCGGCCTGCAGACGCTCGGCATCTGCCTTCCAGTCAGCCTTGACCTTGACGACCTGCGCGCTCAAATCGCGGATTCGCTGCTCCTTCTCATAGGCCGAGAGGCCAGAGACCAGGCAGCCGAAGGCCAGCACCGCGCAGACGAGCTTGATCTTGCTGCCCGGCTTTCGCAGCCACTGGAACGCATCAGCTGCAGCGCCAATGACCAGCTCCCACACCGAACGAAGAAACCTCAGCAGCACGCTCATGGCTTGTCGCCTCCGATTGCGCCGGTGGCCTTCTCGACCAGGCGCACATAGCCTGGCAACAGCCGGCGAATCAAAACGCCGGACAGGCCAGCCAGCGGCAGCTGCGGCGCGCCAGCGAGAGTCGGCCAGATCGATGCGGCCACAGCGATGACCCAAGCTGCGACGATGGCGTATGCCAGGACAGCGACGGCCAAAGCGGCCCAACGGGCAGCCGTCTGCAGAAGGCGATGACCGCGGCGGCGGCTCGCATCCGCAGCCACACGTTCCGCATCCTTCTCCGGCAGCAGCAGGACGCCGATCAGCGCGCCTGCCATGGCCACCAGAAGCACCGACTGGGGCACGCCCAGGATGATTCGCTCTGCTGCTCGCAACGCGTCAGCGGTGGCCGGGGCCACGACTGCTGCCGTGAAGGTGCCGACTATGGTCTTGAGGGTGCTCACGGGCTCAGTCACGCGGCCAGCACCTTCAGCGCGCGCGCATATCGCGCCCTGCGATCAGCGGCACCGGTCTGGCCGCCATTCACTCGTTCGGTGATCTCGTCGAATCGGCTGGCGTCGGCCAGCTTGTTCAAGGATCGGGCATCCCAGAAGGCACCCGCCGCCAGCGCGCCCCACTTGGGCTGCTCCAGAGCTTCCGGCTGGGCCTCGAAGTCGGGCACACCCTTGATGCCCTTGGCCCGCAGCGCGTCCCGGATCGCGGCATAGTTGGCGCGGCCAGTGTTCTGGATCGGGCCATGGCCACGGAATCGGTATCCATCGCCGCTTGCCTCGGAGCCGTTGCCCAGGCGGTTGGCGTAGGCGTTGTTGCCGATCGCTACCGGCTTGCGCTCCAGCGCGCGCGCCAGGTCGTTCGGCTTTCTCGGCTTGGCCTTGGGATCGACGGCGTAGCGGCTGGGCCAGGTATCGGCCATGCCCTGTGCGCCGTAGTTCAGGTTCTCGACGGTCCTGCTCAGGCTGCCGGACTCATGCCCCACCTGCGCCAGGAATGCGGCCGCGCGCTTCGGGGTGCTGATGCCGAACGCAGTGCAGGCTTCGGACAGGGGTTGCGCCCACTGGGCTGCGACGGAGGCACTGCAGCCAACCGCCTGCTGGATTGTCGAGGCGGTCAGGATCATGGTCGGTCCGGAAATGAAAAACCCCGGCTGGGTGGCCGGGGTTGGGTCGTGCGCGATGTTAGAGAATTTACATGCAAAAGTGCGGGGGTATCAACCCCGCAAACTACCCAATGATTCTGCCCACAGGGTTCCGCTGGATCAGCTCCCTCACCGGTCTCATGTACTCGCAGACGACAAGGCCAATGTTGCTTTCGACATAAGCGCCTAGCTCATCATCCTCCTTGAGGAATACTGGTGACTTGCTCCAACGATAGAAGCAGACGACACCTACAAATCTCATAACCGTGAGAGGATCATTCGGAAGCCTAGCTACAACCGGCCCACCGGAGAACCCGACGTTGTTCTGCCCGTCCAGGATCAAGATTTCGTGTCCGTCATCCTCATCCTTTCCGAAAGCGGACACACACGCTTTCCTTACAAAGGGCATAGGACACCCGCGACCAAGGTCATCGTCCACATCGAATCCCCATCCGTGGGGGAACCCCAAGAACCAAACGTCCTGCCCGAGCATCACACCCCCATCGTCCTCCATGGGTGGAGCATCGTTCCAAAACTCAGAAACAAGAATCGCCACGTCTGCTTGGGGATGGCTGCTGACGAAGGTGACCTTCAGATCGAGCCACCGACCATTTCGTCTGTACTCGATGACGTCAGTCTTGTCCCAACCCTCTACAAGGTGCTTCGCAGTAACCCAGTACTGTCGCCCATCAACGTCAACGGTAAACGCCGTGCCCATAGCGTCATTCACACGTATGTGAAACACCCTATTCATCACGTTACTTGTGATCATTCCGAGTCCCGATTTCGGTGAGCGTCGTCGGAATGTTACCGCAGGGCCAATGGCCTACAGCGATCAGTCGGCACGCTCTCTAAGAATCCGCCTTTCCCATAGCCGTAGCCAGATGCCATGCTGCCTCCTGCTCACACTCCGCGAAGCGCTGCAGCATCCACTCATACACTCCGCGCCAGCGCTCACGGTAGCTGGACTCATCTCGTCCCAAAGCCGCCGCGCGGCGTCGGTCGCTAACCTGGCCCAACCCTGACCCGCCGCATACTTTGCACGTCATCAGCAGCTCGCCGGACAGCGTCTGGCCGCGGCCCTCGCAGCTGGCGCAGTGCGGGCGGTGCGCGATCTCGCTGATCACCGCCATGGCCAGCGTCGGCAGCGACTCCAGGGTGCTGATCGGCCAGCACTGCGCCTT